GCCGATTGTTACAGGAAAAAATAGACAGCAATGGCAACATTTAATTGAAAAACTTGAAGATTTTGCTAAGAAACAAGGATGTGATTTAATGGAATTAGTTGCAAGACCTGGTTGGCAAAAGATTCTTGACAAATATAACTATAAGAAGACTCATGTCGTCTTAGAAAAAACCCTAGAAAAGGAGAAAGACTAAATGTCATTTTTATCAGGAGCAGGTGATACAACTCAACAAACAATTTCAGGTGCTTATGCACCAGCCGTACCAGCATTAGGTCAAGTATTATCAGAAGCAACAAATATTTATAATATGGGTGCAGCCGGATCTGGTTATGTTCCACCAACTCAACAAACTTTAACTGGTTTAGCTGGACAAGAACAATTAGCAAATCTTGCACAACAACAACAAGCAACCACTTTAGCTGGTGGTAATCTTAATCCTTTTCTTTCACCAATGTTACAACAATTTGGTGAGGATGCTTACACTACAGTTGCAAGTCAATTTAGCGGTGCAGGTAGAACACCTTCATCACCGGTAGCTCAACAAACTGTTGCAGATATTGTTGCAGGAAGAGCATTACCTTATGCGTTTCAAACTTATGGACAAGAAAGAGGTTTTCAAGAATCTCTATCAAGAGCTGTACCAAGTTTAACTTCAGTAGGTGGTGCATTAGAAAAATTACAAAGACAAGAACAGTTAGCACCATTACAAGCATTACAACAATACTCTGGATTAGTGTCACCAATTGGTTTTGGTTTTCCTACTCAAACTACAACAAGAGATGTAAACCCTGATTATTTAACAGCAGGACTTGGTTTAGGACAAGTTTTATTAGGTAGAGGTGGTATATTTAATCCAATAGAAAGTTTACTTTAATGGCAAAATTACAAAAAATATATTTTGATTTTGAAACTAAATTTAAAGAGAAACCTCTTAAATATTATTTAATATTATTAATTATAGCGGTGGTATTATGAGCAGTGTCGTAGATACAGCAACGGATGTTGTTTCAGATGTAGTAGGCGGTGTTGGGGATGCTGTAAGTGGAGCAGTAGATGTTGTTGGAGATATTGGAGAAACAGTTGTTAATGAGGTAGAAGATTACGATTTTGAAGACGCACTAGCAACATACATTCAAACCGGTAATCCTTATGCAGCAGCTTATGCTGGTACATCAGGTGATGAAAAAATGGGTTTTGATTATGGTATCAAGGGAGGATCAGATAATGAATCTGCACCAGCTCCTGAGGTTTCGTATGATCCATCAACAGATTCATTTGGTTTTGCTGATCCTAAAGTTTATGGTGGTGATATGCCAAACGTAGAAGCATATCCTGGTCAATCTATTATAGAACCTTTTGCAACGAAAGCTGTGCAAGGTTTCGCTAAATCTGCATTAGAACAAGATCAAGCAACTCAAGATCAAATGATAGGTCTTGCAAATTTAACTTTAGAAGGTCTAGGAGGATTACAAGAAATGATCTCCGCAGGTGAATTTGAAAAAACACCATCGTTAAGTTTTTTTAATGCTGAACGACCACAAAGTAATATTTTAAGTAGATATGATCAAGCAAAAGCAAATTTAAATAATATTATGAGACCAGAGGGTTTAATTGATTCGCAAGGAAGACTTGGTATTTTTGAAAATTATTTTGAACAGAGAGGATTAATATAATGGCAATATATGATGATGTAATCAAAAAATATATATTTGGTATGCCTAGTACAAATTCAAAGGATGTTACTAGAGGTTTATTGGGTTCAGGTGGCAAAATGGGAAGTGGTGGTTTATTACAAAGAACTTTTTCCTCTCCTGCTATAACTGGTGGTTTAGGATTAATTTCTGATACAATTATAGGTGGAAGTGAGTTAGTTTTAGAAAGAACTGGATTAACAGAA